GCTTACATTAATCATATTACATTATTTAATAAATTATAGGCATATTCAAAATCGATTGTATAATTTATATTTTTATCTTGTAAAATAGTTTTTAAATCTGTTTGAGTAGTTTTTAAAGTTACAGGTTTATTATCTAATAAGACAACTTCACTTAACATTAAATCTTGAATCAAATCTGAATAATTTTGAGGAACAAAACCAGTATTTAAAGTTACGGTTTGTCTTGCATTGAAATTGAATGCTTTAGTTTGTCCTCTGTAAGCATTATAGTTGTAAGAACTTGGAAGCAAGTTGTACATTGTACTTGATACCGTTAACTGATTTATCTGTGCTTTAAAAAATGTAAGAAATTGCCAACCGCCATAACGATTAATAAATGAACATACTACTGGTGTATATTTGTTTTCACATATTGGATTTACATTAAATACAGATGAATAAGTCAATGATCCACCTACAAAATACTTTAAAGTAGTGATTGTACCATCATTATAGTTTGCACTTGATGTTGTTAATGGCACTTTATACATGTATTTGCCTGCACTTACTCCTGTTCCAAAAACAGAAGTAGTAATTACATTGTTATTACGAATATCTTTATACTCAACATCTAATTTATCACCTGTTGCATTGTTAATTAATACGTTTACATAGGGAATATTACCTAAATTATATTGAATTTCTTTAGAATTATCACCTAAAAGACAATAATTATTTAAAGGATTTGTCTGATTATTGCCACCAATATAGTTAATATAGCCATCAACACCAGCATAAGTTGTAGTATCAAGCAAAGAATATACTGTTGAAGATGTTTCTTTGTATCTTTTTATAGTAATATAACACCATTGATTATCTGTTCCATTACTTGAAACAATATTATTAATATATTCTCTTATATAAGGTGATATATTATAGATATTAGACCTTTGATCATTAGATGCTACCTTTTTAGATAAGGTGTAAGTAGCAGTTGCAGGTATTGAGTTAGGGGTATTCCAAAGGAATATTTCCAATTTACTTCCTACTTGTGATGCTTCATTAATCTCTATTTGATAAGGAGATCTTGCGTATATTATCATTTTATTTTCTTTAATTCGTAATCAACAATATAATCTATATCCATTGCAAATGCTTGTCCTATTTCTCCATCAATATACTTCTTTTGCCCTACTTCAAATGGTTTTGTAAAAAACAAACTTTGTCCTAATTCCTGTTGATTAATAATTTCTTAAATTTATAAAACAGTAAATTTATTTTAAATTAATTTTCCACTCTTTTTATCTTTAAATTGTATTCCCTTTTGTTTTACCCATTGCTCAATACCTTTTGTTAATCCTCCTTTAATCCCACTACCACTTCCAAATTTAAATGGACTATTAGGTGCTTTCCTTGAACTACTTTTCCCCTTAACACCTTGATCCTGATACATTCCATATTCAGCCATACTAAAGCCAACTATTGAATAATCTCTTTCGCTTACTATCTCGCCTTTTAAACTATTATATAACTCCTTTGTGTTATTCTTTCTGCTCTTGGATAGGTTAGACCTTGACTGCTGAATTACATAGTCCCTAAATCGTTTTATTAAAGCCTCTGTGTTCTTTAATTCCATTAGCAAATACTCATATCATTAGGTACAATAACATCAAATGTTAATGTCCAACCTGCAACCTTATTTTCAAACCTATCAGTAAATGGTTCACATAAAGGATCTCCATCAATCTGAACTAAATTGCTAAACAAATCACCTCTTTTTAAACTACTTACTAATCTTTGTGCTATTGCCAATTGCTCATTTAATACATCTAATAAATTGTCGTTCCCCTCAAATACATCTGTTGCATTCTCTTTACTTATATCCACAAGATCCATAAACAAAATTGATATATTGTAACTGCTTACAAATTCTTTAGGACTTGCATTGTTTACAATTATATGGCTTAAAGGATAAATAGTCTGCTTAACTAAATCAACTTCAAAGATGTCACCAGTGCTAACAGTATGCACAAAGCCTGTGTCTTTAATGTAATCCCTTAACTTATCAATAACGTAATAAAATCCGTTCATTATCTATTTTGTTTAATCATTTTAATTTCTAATTCATTCTTCTGTTTTTCAAAACTTAAAAATGTTAAGCATTGATTAATGGGTAGTTGGGTAATTTCATCAAATCTTCTAACATCGCCCTGTGATAAGGCATAGATTGAAGAATACCAACCCCATCTTTTTCCAAATTGTGCTTGTTCACTAAACTCATTGGTTTGCTCTCCTCCAAAAAGTCCATCGTACTTTTCAATAATTCTCGACCTAAAGTCCAAAAAAAAACCTTACTGCTTAATACCACATTCATTGGAGCATCAAGCATTTGTTCTGCAAACTTATCACTTCCTTCGTAGTCTTCAATTAAATACTTATTACCTAATCTTTGTTTAATAGGTCTGTAAAGAACTGCCATACTTTTATGACTGTCTTCCCAATCAGTAATGTATCCATCCAAGTCCATGTACTCACCTGAAGACATATCATTTAGATTAGGTATAAATCCAAACTCTGTTCCATTTAAAGTAAACTTTGTTACTAACTCTGGAATCTTTTTAAATAAATCACTAATCTTTGTTACTGCATAATTTAAATCCTGTTGCTTCATCTTGGCAACCATAAATAAATCTATGTTACAAAATATCTGAACCATCTTTTGATTCAAGAATGTGCCTTCTTCATTTTCTGTTGCTATCTTAACAAACTTCTGATATTGGCTTAATTTTACTTCGCTTAATGTCGTTGGGATTGAAATTTTTACTTTCATAATGTATAAACGTAAATTGTTTGTTTTTGTCTTAATAAATATGATAGTTGCCTTGATTTGGATTATCTAAATGATAAATGATGTTGTACCTAATCGCATCTATTATGTGATTCCAAGCATCAAGATAAAGTTTTGAAGCCTTATTTAAATAAACATAGTTATTAAACTCTTTGGCAATATTTTGTGATTGTGGATCTACAATAATTTGGTAGTCTTGCATTCTTACAATTCCCGATTCAATTGTACCTTTTTTTACAGGTTGTATGTTAATATCTTGATAGCGCAGGTCATCTATTAATCTTGGCTCTGCTGAATCGGCAATGATTAAGTTGTTACTACATTTTTCTTTAATTAATGATGCAAGAATATGTGTTTTTAATCCTCTCTCATAAATTACTTCCTTGACATAGATTATTTTTCTTACTTTGTCAATGGCTACTTCTGCTAAAGCATCTGGATCTATTGAGAATCCAAAGTCCATACCGTAAGATGTTTGTAATTGATTAGGATTAAACTCCCCAAACTTCCAATTAGTAAACACAACTCCTTCTGCTTTGTCTAACCATCCACCTAATATTGTATGCTGATACTTTTTAGGATTGGTTTCTTTAATCCTTTCTATTTCATCTAAAAATGATTTATCAAGATGTTCAATATTATCTTCATAGGTAGTATGAATATAAGTAACATTTCCTTTTACTCCATTAAATCCACCTTCAACTCCTTCTTGTTCAAAGAATCTTTTATAAATCCAATGTTCTTTTGTTGTTGGGTTAAATATAATAATTACTCTGTTCTGTACTCCTTTCTGCCTTACAGACAGATTAATCTTGTCAAAGGTAGATTCATCCATTAACTCCTCTGCCTCCTCTAAAATCCAATCTGTGACACCTTGTAACGATTTTAAATTAGCAGTCTGATCACCCGAAGATGTTTTTAATCCTCTAAATATTATTTCAGATCCTGATTGCTTATTTATTATATCTGTTTTAGTTACTTCAAACTTATCTTGTGATTCAAGCAGTTCAATCTTTTGTTGAAATTCAGGTATGATTGAAAGATGTGCAGATGTCATAGTCTGCCTTGTAAATAAAATCTTATGTCCTTTTTCAAATGAAAGTAAAGATGTGAATGTACCAACACCAAAAGATTTGGAACTACCACGACCTCCAGAAATTATAAAGTATCGTGTATCATTTAATAATGCCTTCCATTTATTGTGCAGGAGAATCATCCTTGAATTTTACCAAATCAGATAATTTAAATTCTTTTACTGTATGTAAATTATTGCTTTCAACATGAGTCATTGATAATTGTTTTAATTCATCTGGAGATGCAATAAGTTTCATTAAACCCATCTGTAAAGTTGGATTCTCTGATTTATACCATTTAGATCGCATTGATACTTTAATCTCTGTCTTTACTTTTGTAAGTGCATCTTTTATATTGTCTAATTTGTCTAATTCAAGATTATAAAATGTTGCCCTTGAACAAGGTAGGTATGCAATTACATCATCAATAAAAAAAAGTTTATTCTTTTCTATTGCTTCTAATGCTTTCTTTTCTAAATCTTTTGGATTATATGCCATTTATAAAATTGTTTTCTTTTTAAACACTCTCCAATCTACTAAATGATGATGCCTATTAAATCTTATAACTGTCTTTGCATATTGTGGCCAAACTGCTTCTAACATCTTTGCTTTTAATAGATTCTTTTTAGGATCATTGTTTTTATATAATTCTGTTTGATTACCACCTTTCATCTTAGCAGCAGTACTTACCTTGTCCGCCATATAATAAACACAACTTGATGTGCTACCACCACTATGTAAAACCTGTAAGCATAGATCTACATCTTCATTATATTTAAGCCTCCACCTAAATGGTATATTGTTTTTAATTAGCATTGCAGAATAAACATGGCAATTATATTTAAATGGTTTCTTTGGTGGCTTTACTACAAAATTAGGTTCTTCGAATCCAGATATATCCACATTTGTTTTAATTGTATTTTGTTCTACAAATAATAAAGCAGATTTAATATCATCTATTTTTTTTCTTTTACCATTTATCCACTTACAAAAGTATTGAATATTATCATCAAATAACCAATGATATTTATATCTATTTGCTTTTGCATGTTCCCAACAAAAGTTTCTTGCAGGATAACTTCCTAATCCTAAATTTGAAAATGGTAAAACTAATACTCGTTCTTTACCTAATGCATTAATGTATTCTTGTTCTTCTTGTGGTTCAACTGCAATAAAATAATTTAATCCTGCACTTTCAAAGTTTTTAGCAGTTAATGGATTATATGCTCTGCCCTTTGAAATTATATAAATAGGAAAATTATTCATTTATAATTTATCAGTTGTAAGATCTACTTGCCAAGCCATATTTGATTTTTTAAATTCAGCATTAATACTATTTAAATAACTTTCTGCTTCATCTGGTCCATCAAATAAAAACACAACTCTTTGTTTGCCATCCATGGTTCCCATTGGATCAAATTCTTCCTCTATATCAACTGCTTCATCTGTCATAGAATTAATATCATGACCTAATGACCAATTAGGAATATCAATACCCCATTCATTTAATTGTTCTTCTTCCCATTCATTAGCCAACATATTCCAATCCCATTCACCTCCACTTGTATTATCCTTAATTAAAAATTCCCTTTGCTTTTCTTCAGATAGATCTGTTATGATTACAGGTATTTCTTTTATTCCTGCTTCTTTACAAGCACGATACCTCATGTTCCCCCCCAATATTATCATATCTTGATTAACAACGATAGGTCTAATATCTAACATTTCAGGAAAATCCTTAATTGACTGAACTAACTTTTTAAATTTATCATCCTTTATTAATCTTGGATTATTAGGATTTAATTTAATATCAGATATTTTTTTTAATTCCATTATATTTTGATAAGATATATTTCTTCTTTGACTAACTTCCAATAGATCTTGTCATCAATCTTTAATTTTTGCTCAATAATCATTTGAACGACATACAATGCGCATTGAATAGCCATTGTCTTGGTCCCTGTGTAATAAAGACAATTAATAAATATTATCCTTGCTCTTTCATCAGGCTTCATTATCATGCTCCATGTAGACTTTTCGCAATTTACTTATTGTATCTCTCCAGCATGAATCACAACTTGTTTGTTGTAAAGTTATATTAAATACATTAGAATATATTTCAGCCAATTCTGCCTGTATCATTGGTGTAATTGTTTCATGATTATCCGCAAAGAATTTTGTTAAATAATCGTAGTCTTCAATCGATAAACATTCAGGATTGTTATAAGGAAACAATTTGTTTAACACTTCCTTTCTTTTGTCGCATCCACAATCAAAACCTATTGCTTCTGCTAATTTGTCAACTCCAGCCTTTATGCCGGTTGCTTCTGTGAACTTCTCTATTGAATCTCCAAGTCCTTGTGATTTTCTTTTGCCCATTGTCGTAATTTGTTTTTACAATTTTTGATTGAATTATAAATTGATGTAAATGAAATGCCAGATTCTCTTGACATCTTTCGCATTGATATTCCTTTTTTTAAATAAACTGAAAATAGCATTTGATCGTAATAGTCCCAAGTTGCTATATAATCAAAATATGGTTTAGTTGATTCAATGATTAAATCTTCTGTTTCATATTCTGAAATAAAATATTCTATTTCCTTTGTAAACTCTACCTTTATTATTTTAACTCTTGATAAATCAGCCGTTAGACTTCTTAATGTGTAGTAAAAGTAAGCCTCATTAATATCTTTATTTTTATCCAAGATTTTAATATAGGCTTCCTGAACTATGTCTTCGGCATAGGTCAACTCGCCAAACTTCCTAACAATGTTTATCCAATGTCTGTGTCGTTTAACAAGATGATCTATTCCGTTCACTCTTTGTTTTTTAGAATTAGGACTATATAAATCAATATAAAAAGTATTTCTAAAATACCTACAAAAATACCAGTAATGAAAAGATTATCCATTATATTTTTTTTAACTCATGATTAATGTACCAAACTGCCTTTTCTAAATCTTGTTTTTTATTTCCTTTTTTGTCTGCTCTTAAAATATACTTAATTGAGTTGCCAAGATTAAAGTTAAGATTAAAAGAATCTATAATATCAATTACTTCAATACCATTACCTTGATAATGTTTTGGGTGATCTATAAAGTCAACAAAATTATTTTCTAAAAAAGTATTTATATTACTCATGCACAAAGTTTACTAAATTATTATTGCAATTCCAAATAATCTTTTATTTTTTTTGTTTGTCTATATGCAGAATATGAAGAACCATTTTGCATAAGTATTCTATTCTTATTAATTTCTAATGAATAATTTAAATCTAAATAGGTAGCACAATCAATTTGTATTTGCTTTGTTTGATTTTCTAACATCTTATCAATCCATTTAATTGCATTTAAATGATTGTCTTTCAAATCTCATTTGATTTAAATTGCTTAATTAAACTTTCGCAGTCATCTATTGATCTAACTATGGCATAATAATACTTATGTGCTAATGCTATTGCTTGAAATGCTTTCTGGTTAAGTTGTTGTGTTCCTTTATCAATCTTTACTTCAACAAATAAACCATTCCAATTATTGTTGTGAACCATCCAAAACATATCAGCCACTCCTGCCTTTGCTCCTTCCATCTTTAATTTAATTGCAACTAGCCTATGCCTTGCACCTCCATTTGGTATTGAGTAATAATAGAAATCTTGTGTGAAATCTAACCATTTGCAAATAGCAACTTGCAATTTATGCTCATGCTCATTTCTCATCAATCTCTAATTTTAATTTAGCAAATCGATCTGCAGTAATTTTATTCCATTTTCTTCGCATTAGGTATGCTTCAATCCTGTCGCTTACTGCTCCTAATAAATTATAATGAAATCCATTGTTTCCATAATAGGAAACTTTTAAATCATTATAATCTACTACACAAATCTCACCATCTAGCTGGTAGTGCATTAATTTTATTTTCTTCATTTTTCTTTTTTTAATTTGTTGGATTTTATCCTCATTATGTGATATTTTTATAATTATTGTCGGTATTTTCCTACAATAACATTAAACATATTTTATAAATTGTATTCTTTTTGTCAATTATCTTTAATATTATATTTTAATCTTCCGTGACTTGTATATAAATTCAAAT